AATCTTGCCGTTCGTCTGAATCAACGAAGTGCCACGAAACTGACCAAAGGGGCTGAAATTGGACATTGTTGTTACGTTTTAAGTTAATAATTTAATTTTCTACTTATTTAGCAGAATCGCCTTTGCCTCCGTTAGCCATCTGCTCCTGCAGCTGCATCTTTTTCTTGGCAAGTGCGATAACGCTCTGCTCTTGAGATTCAGTAGAAACACCACCAGGAGTCTTGGGCGTGAACGAAGAACTCTTTGCTCGGGCCCCGTTAAAGAGTTCAAGACAGTCCTTGCCTTCCTTTTCAACGTCGGTGTCTTCAGAGATGGCGATTCTGCCCACCATCTTCTCAATCCACTTTTTGTCCGTGACTCCGTTGTTTGTCAGGTAATCAGAGATAGCCTGGCGTTTCTGGCTTTCGGTTTCCTGTTTGGTGCGCTTGTTGGCAGCTTCCTCAAGGGCAGCAATGCGGTTGAGCGCCTTAGTGAGTTCATCGTTAGCCGGAGGAGTCGGGGGCGTGGCGGGAGCGGGAGGAGTAGCTTTCTTTTTAAGTTCCTCAATCTCCCCGTTCAGGCGATTAGCGACTACGGAGCTTTCATGGCGGGTAAGCCCGACAGCCGACATAACGATTTTTTCGATTGTGGCCGTAAAGTCATTAAGCTCCATTTCACTGGCTTCGCCAATCATTGCCATGCCGTTGTCTACGGCTTCCGCAATGGTTCTGCTAAGGTCAATGTCTTTGACCTTAGGTGCGAAAATGCTGGTCAGATTTTGAACAGCCTGTTCCTTTGTGAATTTCATAATGCTATGTTGTTAAAAAATAATTTTTCCGAATGCAAAAATACAAAACTTTTTGAACATAGAAAAAAAACTTGATTTTTTTTGAATTTAGGCCGTTTTGGAGCCTCCAAAAAACCTTTTTTATGACTTAAAAATATCTATGATTCTGGTATTAAAATCGTTATACATCAAAGAACTAGATACCTTACAGCATCATTGATTGTCCGAAAAAGCGAACAATATAATTTTTTTTTGTATTTTTGCACCGAAAATTTAGCGCTAAGTGGCAAATAAGATAATCATAAGACCGCATAAAGGCTTTCAAGAAAACTTTGTCCGCTCGAACGTAGATGTGTGCTTCGGCGGCGGCGCTCTCGGAGGCGGTAAGAGTTTTGGTGCCGTGATGGCTACTGTTGAGCCGTCACAGGACCCCAACTGGCGCGGTCTGTTCCTGCGTAACAACGTCGATGACCTCAAGGCCGGCGGTGGCTTGATTGATACTTTCAAGGAACTGTACGGAGAAGAAAACTTGAACATTGTCGAATCAAAGATTCCTCGCATAACATTCCCAAGCGGAGCCTATGTCGACTGCACCCATGCGGACGATCAGCGTCCTGAGGTGCTTGACAGGCGATTCAAAGGAAGACAGTACGACATGGTGTATTTCGACGAGGGTACTGGATTCTCTTGGGAGTGCTTTACAAACATCGTGTCGCGTTGCCGTGGTAGGTCTGGATTCGCGGGAAAGTGTCTGCTTACCACCAACCCAGAGCGCGACCATTGGATTCGAGATTTCATCGACTGGTATATCGGAGATGACGGCAAAATTATCGAAGAGCGGTCCGGCGTGGTGCGCTATTTCTTCAACGCCGCTAGCGAAACATCCTCTGGCTCCGTAAAGGATATCGTTTGGGGTAACTCCAAAGAAGAGGTTTACGACATCTGCAAACCTCTCATCGACAAGCGCCTCGATGACGTATTCGGCTATAAGAAAGGTCGCGACAAGTGGCCCGCTCTCATCAAGTCATTCACGTTCTACCTCGGAAGAATGTCGGAAAATACCGATATGCTTGAGCGAAACGAGAACTATCTCGGCTCCGTGGCCATGGCCGGCGGTGTGGAAGCTGCCAAGAAGCTCGGCGGTAACTGGAACGTATCGTCAAAAGACAACAACACGGGTGCCGTCACATTCGAGGAAGCCAACAGGGTATTCCTCAACGACCCTCAGAGAAACGGAAATAAGTGGGTAACTTGCGACCTTGCAGACGTTGGTACCGATAACGTGGTCATGATTGCCTGGAACGGATTCCACGTCGAGGACATAAGGCTGATAAGCCACTCGACTCCCGCGCAGAATGCAGACGCTCTGAAGATATTTGCCGCAGAGCATGATGTGGCATACAGCCATATCATCTACGACGCAATCAGAGCAAGATACATCAACGACTACATCGAGGAGGCCATTCCGTTCGAGAGTTACCGCGCTCCTATGGGTATGTACGCCCTCAACTATATGAAGCTGAAGGATGAGTGCTACGGCAAGCTCATCTATCTAATCAAGAACGGCGGAATATCGTTCGACGAGGGTGTTGCCAATGCGGTGTATAAGCACCAGAAACTGACTGAGAAAATCCTCATCAAGAATGAGTTTGCAGACGAAGCGTCCGCTATCCATTGGACAGACGGAACTAGCGGTAAGAAAAGACTCATGACAAAGAAAGAGATGAACAAAATCCTCGGCAGAGGGCGTTCTATGGACATCATGGACGCTATCGCCATGCGTATGTACCCATGCCTTAGTCTGGCAAACGGGTATGAGCTTGAGAACGACCGCAAGGCGCTTGAGGAAGACGAGGAAAACAGCGTAGGTGCAGTAAATATTTACGACGATACAATATGGGCATAATATGATAAGCAAAGAAGACCTTACAAAGATTATCACGGACTGCAAGCAGCTCGGCTATGAGGAAATCAGAGTCAGAGATATCGCGTTCGTGATTCTGTCGCGCCAGTTGGCTGGCCCCGCGGCCTACCAATGCTTCTTCGGTACCGCTGAAGGGTATGAGGAGTATTCCTCATCGAAGATGGTTGCCGACATAACAAAATACATGACTGAAAACAACTTTGTCACGGACGAAGCAAGCGGTATCACGTTCGAGGAAAACAGATTGGAGATGCAAAGATTGCTAGCCAAGACCCAGAGAGCCCTCGACGATGGAACGATCGAGCCAAAAGATGCCTACAAAATCATGGCCGACATCCGTGTGAAGCTGAATGATAAATTCAACGTACAACAGACTGAAAAAGAACGCACTATCATCGTTGAGAAGAAATTCAACATGGTGTGCGAAAAATTTCATTGTGAGTGCTATCTTCCAACCAAGGAAGACCTAATGGAAATGTATAATCTCGTAGAAAAAGAAGAATAACGATGAATGATTTAGTTTTAAACCAAAAGTTTCAATTCGAGATTCCAGAAAATGTGACTATCGATCAGAGAGTCCTCGATATTCTCCTCGATAAGGACAAACTTCTCGAACGCAAGCCTTTCACAAGAGGTGCGACTGTCAAGACCAACTCTAAGAAAGCACAGAAAATTAATCCCGGCCAACTCGTTCGTGCGGAGCCGTCGCGCATCCGCAAGCACGTCATCAGCCAAGACCAGTACATCGAGGAACTCGACCCAGAGATGCATTCCGTTCTCTTCGACGAGAATATCCCCTCTATCTGCGTCAAACTTGAGAACGGCGGTGTGCAGGACATCAAGTTCGTAAAGACAGCGCTCCCGTTCCAAGAAACCATCAAGGACAAACAGACCCTCCACCTCGCCTGTCTTCCCCTCAAGTTCACTTTGACCGACAAGAAGCCTACTGACAAGCAGCAGGCAGACTTTATTGTGTTCAAACAGGCATGGGATGAGCGCAATCAGGACGGCATGAAATACAAGATGGTGGACTGCGCGAAATCGTACGGCGATGCCGGTCTGCTGTTCTATATGGACCGAAAGGGAGAGATTCGCTCCCGTCTTATCTCCTACAACGACGGCTACGTCATCTGCAGCCATAACGACCAGAACGGAGATAGGCTCCTTGAGTCCGTCTACTATATCGATGACAACGATAACGAGGTAATCGATTCTTGGGATGACAAGAACTTTTACCGCATCGAGATTGGCGAAGACGATACCGTCAAGCTGACGATCGAGGAGCATGGATTCTCAGAGATTCCTCTCGTCACGAAGCGCTCCCGCGTTGCTTGGGAGGGTGGCCAGACGCTCATTGAGAGCTACGAAACCCAGTACAACATCTTCCAAGTGTTGCAGAAGCGTTGGGGATGGGGTATTCTGTACGTCAAGGGCAAAATCGACACCAAGGCCCAGAAGCTCGCCGGCAACATCGTCCTCAACGACCGCAGCCTGGACGGCAACGGCGATGCAAAGTTCCTCAATCCTCCTTCGCCATCCAACTCTATCGACACCTTGAAGCAGATATTTCAGAGTATCGAGATTTCGACTGGCACCACCTTCATCCTCCCCGAGGACATCCATACCTCTTCAGACACCTCCGGCATCGCCGTGCAGATGACCCAGGAGTTGGACATCCAGACCGCGGAAGAGGGTGTGGTCGAGTGGAGAAACGCGGCCAACAAAATGGCGCGCCTGTTCAAAGAGGGCCTCGCTATGGAGCGTGTGAGGAAAGGTCTTCAGCCTACGGCCATCACGGACTATCAGAATCTCCATGTCACGGCAGAGTTCCAAGTGTGGAAACCCTTCTCCGAAAGTGAGTTCAACCAGATGCTCTGCACCATGAAGAATTCCGGAGTTCTTTCAAGAGCCACCGCAACGGAGCAGAATACAATCTCCAGACCCGACGAGCTTGAGCGCATCACTAAGGAGGAGCAGGAGAAGGTTGACGCTGAGCTTGATCTTCAGAAGAGAAAGGCCGAACTGACTCAGCAGACTCAACAACAGACTCAATCGGACCCTGACGGACCCTCTGAGTAACAACAGACTAGAGTAGACTCAACTCTTATTGTTCATATTGCATCTTTACTGAAAAGGGCACCCCATAACGGAGCGCCCTTTTTCTTGGTAGAACAAAAATTTGAAAACTAATTGACCCCGGTGTTAAGCGGGTATTCAATCTTCGGGTGATATTGATAGCCGACAAGCTTGAAATCCTCTGGCTTGATTGTGTTAATCGTGGCCTTTTGATCAAGCTCGAGCGTCGGCAGAGGCAGAGGCTCACGGCTGAGCTGTTCGTCCACGCCCGCAATCTGATTCTCGTAGACATGGCAGGACCCGCCGACCCAAGTAAGCACGCCCGGCTCGTATCCAGTATTCAAGGCGATGAGAGAAAGTAATGCAGAGTACTGCGCGATGTTGAACGGAACGCCGAGGCAGAAATCGGCGCTTCTCTGCATCAGAATCATGTCTACATACTTTTTGTCGCGGACGATGCATTGCCAGAAAGCGTGACAGGCTGGAAGGGCAGCATTTTTGGGGTGTTGTTTGAAATCGGTGGCATCCCATGCGCTGACGATGTGGTATCTCGAGTTCGGAGTTTCACGAATGGAGTTGATAATTCCTTGTAGCTGGTCATAGTTCCCACACCATCTACGCCATTGGGCACCATAAATCGCTCCACAATCGCCATACTTATAATATTCCCCAATGTCGGCCCCTTCCTTAACTCTTTCGACCCATTCTTCTTTGGTCATATAGCCGTTCGGGTACAGGCTCAGATAATATCTGTACGCATCATCATCCCATACATGGCAGTTGTATTTCCAGAGGTAAGCAACGTTCGTAATACCCAAAATCCACGAGCAGAGTTCGGCCATCGCTACCTTGAAAGCAAGTTTCTTGGTGGTCATGGCGGGGAAACCTTCCTGTAGGTCGAACTTCATCATTCTGCCGTTCAGCTCGAGCGTGCGAGGCATTCCTGGACGTGCCGGTTCCTTCCAATCTCCGTGGGAACGGATTTCTTTGAGCAATTCTAAGTAATTTTTCATGTTTTCTATTTATTTTCTTATTGTTATCTTATATTTATCTTACTCTGACAGACAACCTAACTGCAAAGAGTTTCCTTTGCAAAGCAATTTTTATCTTGCTCTGCGTGAGACTCTTATGCTGTATCTCGCTCCGCTTAGACGAACCTTTTATCAGCATTCCGACCTTCGTCAGTCTTGTCGGCTTGGAAGATAACTGGACTGACCCAGCCTCGCACCGCTCTTCCATCGCATCTCCTGCGGTATGGGGTCCGGCGTAACATTCTACCCCATCATTCTAGGCGGTACTGAATCGGAAACTCACTAGGGCATAAATACCGCCGTATAAAACAAGAGCCTCTTTCGCGTAGAGAGAGGCTCCGTACTGTTGTCCTCTGGCTCACGATTTCTCGTGGTAACGGCAGCCTTCGGACGAATATTGAT